GGTGTCCCACATGGAACAGAGTAGCGGAACACATGGAACACCCCACGCGGCAGGCATGCTTGATCGCGTGGTCATGCGCAAAATCGCCGACCTGACCCCATACGCGGGCAACGCGCGCACGCACTCGCCCGAGCAGATCGCGCAGATTGCGCGGTCGATTCGCGAATTCGGGTTTGTCAATCCGGTCTTGGTCGACGCCGACAGCGGGATCATCGCGGGCCACGGGCGCGTGCTCGCCGCCGCGTCGATCGACCTCGATGAAGTGCCGACGCTCGATGTCGGCTGGCTGACCCCGGCGCAGCGCCGCGCGTACATCCTGGCCGACAATCAGCTCGCGCTGAATGCAGGATGGGACGAGCAGCTACTGCAGACCGAAATCGGGGCGCTGAACCTCGACGGCTTCGACCTCGGCGTGATCGGCTTCGACGATGACACGCTCGCGCGCATGCTCGAAGCCGTGCCGCAGTTCGAGCCGGTGGCCGAAAGCGAGCAGGGCCGGCTCGATGAGAAGACCATGCACGTCTGCCCGAACTGCGGGCATGAGTTCTGACCATGAGCGCGAAGCCCACCCTGCGGATGGACTGGGCCAGCGGCAAGGCCGCGAGCTACGCCTGCAAGCACTGGCACTACGCAAAGAGCCTGCCAGTCGCGAAGACCGTCCGCGTCGGCGTATGGGAGAACGGCAAGTTCATCGGGGTCGTACTTTTCTCATGGGGCGCGACCCCACGCCTCGGCGCGCCGTACAAGCTGAGCATGCTGGAATGCTGCGAGCTCGTGCGGATCGCGTTGACCGAGCACGTCACGCCAGTATCGAAAATCGTCGCTGTCGCGCTGCGCATGCTCAAGAAACAATCGCCCGGTGTGCGGCTGGTCGTGTCGTTCGCCGATCCGCTCGCCGGCCACCACGGCGGTATCTATCAGGCCGGCGGCTGGGTCTATAGCGGGATGTCGAACCCGGCCTATGAGTTCGTGCTACATGGCAAGCGCCTGCAGCGCCGCGCCTACACCGGCGTGAACTATGGCGCGCCGCGGCTGCCTGTACCGATCGGCGCCAAGAAGCGGCCAACACCGGGAAAGCATCGCTACTTGATGCCGCTCGATGCAGCGATGCGTGCACAGATTGCACCGCTCGCACTACCATATCCCACGCGTCCGAAAGGGCAGGAGCCGGCGCACCCCGCCGGCCTGGGCGGTTCAACTCCGACCCGGACGCTCCAATCATCCGCGCTGGCGGCTGGCATTGATGGCTGAGCCCGATGCCGTCTCCCTGCGCCAGTTCGCCGCGATGCAGGGCTGCCACCCGAGCCAAGCGCATCGGTGGAAAGTCGCCGGGCGTCTCGTGATGGTCACCGGCGCAGATGGGCGCGAGCTGGTGCATGTGGCGCGCAGCGTCGCGCTCATCGCCGAGAGCAGCAGCCCGGAAAAGGGCTACATCCCACCGCGCCGCGGGTTGCTGCATCACGCCACGCCAGCGCCGCCGCCGGCTCCGGTGTCGATCGACGCTGCCGCGCCACTGACCACCGACAGCGAACCACCAGGTCAACAAAGCCGTAACGCCACCTACAACCAAGCACGCACTGCGCGCGAGGTCTATGACGCGAAGCTCGCACAGCTCAGGTATGAGCAGGAGGTCGGCCGGCTCGTCGACGCTGACGCGGTGCGCGCCGAGTTCGCCAAACAGATCATCGTCGTGCGCGATCAGTTCCTGCGCCTGCCCGATCGCCTCGCGCCGATGCTGGTCGGCATGGTCGACATGGAGACGATCAAGCGCACGATCATGGGCGAGGTCCGCACCGCGCTCACGCAATTCACCGAGGCCGCGTGATGGGTGCGCGCGAAGCCTTCACGACACGCGACCCGGCGACGTTCGTCGCGACGATCCTGCGCGACTACCTGCGCCCGCCGCCGGTGATGCGCGGCTCGGAATGGGCCGACCGCTACCGGCAGATCGTCAAGGGGCCAGAGCCCGGGCGCTGGCGCTGCTCGCGCACGCCGTACCTGCGCGAGCCGCTCGATTGCATGGACCCGGAAGACCCGGTTCAAAAGGTCGTGATGCAGTTCGCGACGCAGCTCGGGAAAAGCGAGGTGCTCTATAACTCGCTGTACAAGCGCATCCATCTGTCGCCTATCGACATGATGATCGTGCAGCCGACGCTGAACGATGCGAAGGATCACAGCCGCCAGCGCTTCACGCCGACCGCACGCGCGATGCCGGAAATCGCCGTGAAGATGCCCGACCCGAAATCGCGCAGCCAAACGAACACATGGCAGACGAAAGAGATCGAGCACGGCGTCGCGACGCTCTTTTGGGCCGGCGCGAATAGCGCGCGCTCGCTGGCATCGAAGCCGCTCGGGCTCGTCGGCTGCGACGAAATCGACGGCTATCCGCTGGACGTGGACGGCGAAGGCGACCCGCTCGCGCTCGTGTGGGAACGCATGTCGAACTTCCATAACCGCAAGCTGCTGCTGTGCTCGACGCCGACGCTGCGCGACTTCTCCCGCATCGAGGCCGAATACCTCGCGAGCGATCAGCGCCGTTATCACGTGCCGTGCCCGCACTGCGGCGCGCTGCAGGTGCTCGTATGGGGCAGCGATGTCGAGTACGGCATCAAGTGGCTCAAGACCGAGGGCGGCATCGCGCGGCCCGAGACGGCGGTGTACGTGTGCCGCCATTGCGCCGCCGCGATCCGCGAGCAGCAGTCGAAGACAGCCATGCTTGCCGAAGGCCACTGGATCGCCGAGAGCCCGGGCGCGCAACGCGGCCTCGTCGCGGGCTTCCACCTGTCGAAGCTGTACAGCCCGATCGGCTGGAAGTCATGGGCGATGGTGGTCGAGGACTGGCTCAAGGCGAACGAGGCGGCGCGCTCGGGCGATGTCTCGCGCCTGAAAACGTTCGTCAACACATCGCTCGCCGAGACGTGGGAAGAACAGGGCGACCGCGCGAACCTGCACGAGCTGATGCGCCGCGCCGCCGACATCCCGATGCGTGTCGTGCAGTGGGATCACTGCGTCATGACGATGGGTGTCGACGTGCAGGGCGACCGGCTCGAGGCGTACCTCTGGGCCTGGGGCCGCGGGATGCGCCGGCAGCTCGTCGACCGCGCCGTGCTGTACGGTGACCCGGCCTTGCCCGAAAGCGAGCCGCACTCACCGTGGGCTGCACTGACCGAGCACCGCCGCACAGACGTGCTGCACGCGAGCGGCGCTGTCGTGCCGCTGCTCGCGTGCATGGTCGACAGCGGCGGGCATCACACGCAAGCGGTGTACAGCTACGCGCGCGCGCACCGCAGCGAACACGTGCATGCGGTCAAGGGCCAGAGCCAATCAAACAAGGCAGTGCTCGGCAAGCCGACCGATCAGGATGTCGACTGGCGCGGGCAGAAAGTCAAACGCGGCGTCAAGCTGTGGCCGGTCGGCAGCGACACCGCGAAGGCCGAGTTTTACGGGCGCCTGCGCAACGCCGAGCCCGGCCCCGGGTTCGTGCTGCTGTCCAAGCACATGACCCCCGAAGTGTTCGAGCAGCTCACCGCCGAGCGGCTCGTGACGCGCTACGTCAAGGGACACGCGAAGCTCGAATGGCTCAAGCCGCCGGGCCGGCGCAATGAGGCGCTCGACTGCGCCGTGTACGCGCTGGCGGCGGCGCACTTCGTGGGGGTAGACCGATGGAAGGAAGGGGACTGGTCGAAATGGGAAGGCCGCATCGCGACCGCGCGGCAGCAGAGCGAACGCGCGAGCACGCCCGCGGTGCCAGCGCTGCTGCCGTCATCACCGATGCCACCGCCGCGCATCCTTCCCGCGCGGAACTCATTGCGGGAATGGTGAGCAGCATGGCACGCGCAGCACGCCGCAAGGTCGAGCAGCACGAGCACCAGGCCGCGAAGCCGGCGGCGGTGCTGCAGTTCGCGCCGCCGCGCATGAACGACCCGGACCTGATCGACCGCATTTTCGATTACGTCGTCGCGCAGATTCCCGAGATTGCCGACCGACGCACGCCGATCGAGCGCGCGATTCGCAGCGAGTTCGGCAAGCAAAGCGCGTACGTGCGCGAGCGCAACCTCACCGGCGAGGCGCTCGCGGTCGAAGTCGCGCGGCTGTTCGACGGCCGCAACGCGACAGAGGTCGCGCGGGTGCTGCAGATCAGCCGCGCGACGGTGTATCGGC